CCAGAGCCGCCTCCCATACCACCTCAGCAGCACCAGGCTCCCCCAGCACCACCCAGACAGTCAGGGCGGCCGCGCGCTCTCGCGCACTTCCACTCAAACTCAAACGCCCACGCTTATCGGCTGTATGTTGTTAAAGAACAGGCCCCAAGGCGACTCAGGGCTGCTGCGAGCAGCGAAGCCCTCTATTATGACCATGGTCGCCGCGGCGGTCAAGACCTTTGAGAGTTGATGGTCTTGCCTGGGTTGGGTCGATCTCGGGCGGGCGCGATCCTGGCTGCTGCCTCAGCTGCGGGCAGGCTTTGCACGTGCCGCAATGATGCGATGGACGTCGTGGCTCACGACCGCAGCGCTGCGGTCCGGCTTGAGGAAGAAGTCGGCATGCTCCAGGGTGCGCTGCATGTCCCCTTGGCCAACGGCCCAGTGCTCACGCATCGTGCCCAGACCGAACGCGTAGTCCTTGAACTCCACTTCGTAGGGCTTCGCTTCATAGATCAGGTGGACGATGTTGAAGACGCGGTCACACGCCCAAGTCGACAAGGCGCGCCGCTGCTGTTGATTGGTGGCCGTGGGCGGGACAGCCTGCAACAGCTGGTGAAGGGCATGGCGCAGGCGATGCAGTTGTGCATGCGTATCGGTGCCCAGGCGCGTGCGGCTCGAGAACTGGATGTCCTTCTGGCGATCGAACACGTCGCCCATGGTGCGCGGCAACCGACCGCGTGCGCTCCAGAGATCCACCTGCAGGACCAGGCTGTCCAGCCGCGGTTGCGCCGAGAGCACGTAGTCGAGCGGAGTGTTGGAAGCCAGGCCGCCATCCCAATAGCGATCGCCGTCGATCTCGACGGCCGCAAACGCCGGCGGCAAGGCACCGGAGGCCATGATGTGATCGGGTGTGATCCGCTCGTGCTGGCTGTCGAAATAGCGCAGGTTGCCGCTGGTGACGCTGGTGGCGCCAACCGATAGACGCACTCCTCCGGGCGCATTGATACGGTCGAAGTCGATGAAGGCCTCGAGCGTTGCGCGCAGAGGCGTGGTGTCGTAGAAGCTGGTGGCCCCCGCAGTGCCGTCAGAAAGCAGGAACGGCCAGACTGAGCGCGGCTGAAAGAAGCCTTGCTGGCCCAGCGTCAGCGCGCCCAGGGCCCCAAGCGAGTTGGCCCAGGCATGCAGCGCCTCCGCTGTCGGCATCGTGGCCAGCAACGTGCGCACGGCGACCGCAATCGGCACGCCTATGCCCAGAGGTTCGCAGATGGTCTCCCAGAACGCCCGCAGACGCTCGACGCGCTGCTCGGGCGCGTTGCCGGCGATGATGGCAGCGTTGATCGCGCCAATCGATATTCCGGCAACCCAGTCGGGCCGCAAACCCGCGGCATGCATGGCCTCGTAGACGCCGCACTGGTAGGAGCCCAGCGCACCACCGCCCTGCAGCACCAGGGCGACGCGCTCGAAGGTGGCGGCCGAGGCCGCGGGGGACGGTATGCGCCCCGTTACGGCAGCCGCATCGCGGGCCATCGAGCGCCTGCGGTCACTCTTGTCCTTCATGGCGCGAACCTGGCACCTCGGGCACCATGCAGGCACCGGATGGAAGTGGTGGGCAGTGCAGGGTTCGAACCTGCGACCCCTGCCGTGTGAAGGCGAGCTGTCGCCTACCGTCACCTATGTGGCGGCGGTCAAATTCGGCCGTATCAAGCCTTGGTCGGCCGGTGTTTTGCACCAGAACATGCACCAGCCAGGTCACATCCCCGCCGGCGCGTAAGCAGCCCAGCCACCGGCGCGCACGCCGGCCCACAGCAGCCAGCGCTGCCAGGCGGGCACGCCAAGCGCCGCCATCGCTTCACGGAACAGCGCGTCAGCTCGAGCCCGACTGGTGCCCCGGGCGCGGTACAGCCAGTCGTGCAGCACCGCAGCCTGGGCGTACTGCCCGGCCGGGTGGCCGATGACGGTCCAGAACAGGCGCGGGATCGACGCGAAGTCGGTCTCGAAGCCCGCCGGCACGATGAACAGCGTGCGGCAGCGCACATGCAGTTGCTCGCGCGTGTCGGCGCAGTCGGTCCAGTAGTGGATGTCGCGCAGCGTGGCCCACCGGTCGCCGTCGCCGGTCTGGCGCACCTCCAGGGGGTCGGTGAAGCTGCTCACCGGGCGACCTCGCTGGCAGGCACGGCAGCCGCTGCGGCGCGCAGCCGGCGCAGTTCGGCCGCGTCCTCGGCGCGAAGCTCGCTCGTGATGCCGATCGGGCCGTAGAGGCTGCTCAGGAACGCCCGGTCGCCGGTGAGCGATGTGGTCAGGACGTTCTGCAGCTTGCCGTCGAGGGTGCCGCAGCCGGCCAGCAGCGCGGCAGCAGCGAGGATGGTGGGTCGCTTCACGCGGGGGCTCCTTCGGTGGCGGCCAACGCCTGCGCGTACAGGTCGGGCCAGGTTTGGCGGTGCGGCTTGCCTGGCCGCCAGGTGCGCAGGTACAACGCCCAGGCCCCGGCCTCATCCCCCAGGACAGGCAGACGCTTCGGGTCGGTGAACAGCAGCAGCCGCGCGGCGGCGGCGGCAAGCACGTCGTCGCGCTCGATGGCGTTCCACAGCGCGAAGGACGTGGGCGCGACTCCGTGCGCAGCACAAACGCGGTGCATCCAGTACCGGCTGGCCGGGTGCTCGATCACGCCCTTGCAGCCGCCTGCGCGCTCGAACTGCCACAGCCCCTTCGCGGGGCCGATGGGACGTGGCGGGTCGCCCACGATCTGGCGGCGGTGCGTGAGCCGGCTTTCCTGCAGACCGATGGCCAGCAGCAGCACTCGGACCTCTGACGTGTCCATCGCCCCGGGCAGCAGCGCCAGTGCCGGGTCGATGGCGTTGGCCAGGACTCGCCCGATGGCGCTGCATGTGGGTTGCCCTTCGGTCACGGCTTCTTGCTCGCCTGCTCATGCTCGAGCTGGGTGACGCGGTGCCCCAGCAGCAGCGAGGCGTCCTCTGCGGCGCGAACGTGGTTGAATGTCCACGCCACCGCGCCCAGGACCAGGGACTGCGCGAACGCACCCAGGAACATGGTGACGAACCAGGCGCCGCGGCCACGGTTGACCCATTCGTCCACCTTGCGTTCGGTCCCGGCGCCGGCGCTGGCCAGCGCATCGATGCGGGTCCACTGCGTCGCCAGCTCGCGCGCCTGCTGTTCGTGCCGCACGCCCAGCTCGGCGATGGTGCGGTCAAGCACCAGCACCTCCTTCATGGACGACTTCACGTCGTCGAGGTTGCCGGCTATCGAGGACACCTGCTCCCGCAGCTGGGCAATCTCGATCAGCACTTGTTGGCTCGGGTCCGTCACCGCGGGTACTCGCTTCCTTCAGTGGTTGGGCTGGCTCTGCAGGCTGCCCAGCAGCCCACCAGTCAGCGGGTTGGCAACGGCCGGCGCGTAGCCCAGGCCGCGCTGCCACAAGTTGGGGTCGAGCAGCCCGGCGTAGGTGTCAAGCGCCGCAGCGGTGCGCGTGGGGTCGGCCAGGATGGCGTCGAGCAGCCCGGCAGTGTGCGTGCGCTGCGCGTCGCGCATGCCGCCTGCGATGAAGGGGCCGACGTAGCGAACCCTGCTGGCCAGGTAGTCGAGCACCGCGCCGCCCAGCACGCCGGCTGTCACCTTGTTCTGCTCGGTGTTGCTGCCTACGGCGCGGCCGGCGTTGGTCGCCTTGTCGGCGCGCTTGAGGTCGTCCAGCACGGCCTTGACCTTGCCCAGCTGCTCGGCGCTCAGCAGGCCTTTGAGTGCCTCTGCGCGCTGCTCGACCCAGCGCTCGTACTTCGCCGGGCTCAGCGTGTCGGCGGCGTTGGTGGCCTGCTGGACGAGGTCTGTCATGGCGTAGCTGCGCATGGCCTGCTTGCCCGGCCCGCGCTCCAGCGCGATGCGGTTGAGCGCTTCCACGGCCTGCGCTTGGTTGGCTCCGCCGTGGAAGAAGTTCTTGGCCACCTCGGCGCCTTCGAGCCGCGGCGCGCCGTCAGCACCGGTGCGCCACAGCAGCCCGGCCGGGCCGGTGTCGAAGCGGCTCTTGCGCTCGGCGTGCAGCGCGCGGCCGGCGCTCAGTGGCGCGGCCTGCTCCGGCGTCATCGCGCCTGCCAGGTCGCCGACGTACTGGCGCGGGTCGCGCGGCGGGGGCGGCGGATTCAAGGCTTGATCGAAGGCACGGAAGCTGGCTGCGATGTCTGGACCAGGCAACGCGGGCGCCGCCGGCGGCGCCCGGCCGAACAGCGGCCCGGTATCCACCCCGGACGCCTGCAACTTGTCCAGCAGCGCCTGAGCCATCCCGCGATACTTCTGTGCAATAGCTGGCATGGCCTTCATCTGCTCGGCCGCGGCGAGAAGTCTTTGGGCTTCCTGCCAGTCGGGGCCGAACGCGCCGGGCGGTGTCTGAAGTACACTGCCGATGCCGGCGGGGCGAGCTGTGTCACCCCCGCCAACAAACCCGGCGGTGTCCGTCCTCGCGCCGGGGGCAGCACGAACCCCGCCCTGCGCGGGGTTCTGCTTTTCGAATGCCGTCAGCAGCCACGGCGAACTCGGCGTGGAATCTTTGTCCAGTCTGACGACGCCGTGCCTCAGGTCGCCGTCGGTCAGGCGAATTCGGTTCGGACCACTGCGCGCTTGGTCCGCCCGCATGCTCGACAGGAAGCCCGGCAGGTCCTGCAGCACCTCGGGGTGCTTGTCCACCAGCTTGGCGACCCCGCTGCCTTCAACCCCCGCCCCAGGCTTGACGCCGTACACCAGGCTGATCGGGCCCGGCACGTCGGCGTGTGCGAGCGCCGATGGCACTTCGCCTGTGCCCGTGCGGTACAGATGCGCCGCGGCGTTCTGCCAATCGCCCGACAACCCACCGAACACCGGCCCGTGCGGCCCCTGCCCAGTCGGCCGCAGCCGCTCGCTGCGCGCTATCGCCGCCACCTCCTGCCCATCGAACAGATCCTTCAGCGCCCCCCAGGCCGCGGCGGCCGTGGGGTCGCTCTCGCCCACGCCGCGCGACAGCGCGCGCGCCTTGTTGCCGGCCTGCTTGCGCAGGGCGTCGAACTCGGCCAGGGGCACGGGCGCGCCAGCCTCGAGCTGGGCGGCAAAGGCGTGCAGCGTGGAGGCATGCGGGTCGCCGGCCACCGGGCCGCGTGGGTAGAAGCGCTTCAGCACGCCCAGCGCGTCGCGCTTGGCCGGCATCTGCAGCGCGATGCCGCTGTCCATCGCCTCCTGGTACTTGCCGCGCTCGGCGGCCTTGAGCATGTCGCGCCAGGCGCCGGACTCGTCAGCCACCACGCGGCCTGCTTCCTCGGCCGCCTCGACGGCGGTGCCGCGGATGGGCGCCACCTGCCCCAGGTAGGCCAGCCGCGCCGCGTTCTGGTCGGCCGCGCGCCCGGCCAGCGCGCCACCCTGCACCCGGTTCTGGACGTTGCGCGCCAGTTGGCTGATGCCGGCGTTGTCTGCCGCCTGCACGGCCGTGGGCAGGCTGCCGGGCACGATCTCGGTGGCGTTGCGCCGGGTGGCTTCGGCCAGCGCGCGCAGCGCTGCCGCATCCGGCGGCCGGCCGGCGCTTGCGGCCGTGCCGATGGCGCGCCCGGCCTGGCCCTGCGGCCCGGCCAGCACGTGGCGCCCGAACTGCACGCCGGCCGAGAGCGCCGGCGCCAGCAGCTGCCCCACGGCTCCAGCGGCCATGCCCCCGGCCCCCTGGCCGAGCAGGCTGTCGTCCCCGGTGCGCGGGTTCATTGCCACGTTCTGCGCCGCGCCCAGTGCGCCGGCTGTGCCCAGGCTGCGCGCGATGTTGGCGGCGCCGCCGGCCTTCCACAAGGCATCGGCCTTGCGCGCCAGCGCCAGCTGCCCGGTCCCAGGGATGAACGCGGCGCCGATCTGCGCGGCCACGTTGCCGGCCAGCGCGGCGCCGTTGTCCATGAGCCGGCGGTCGATGCGGGCCTGCTCGTCCAGTTCGGCCTGCAGCCTGGCGTGGTCGGCATCGCTCACCACGCCGAGCTTGTTGCCCAGCCAACTCACCCCCTGGCGCGCGCTCGCGCCGACGTCGCTGATGGCCTTGCCCACACCGGCTGCGGCCAGTTCGGCGCGGCTCATGCCCATGGTGTTGTCCACGGGGTTCGCCTGCGCGGCAGCGCGCGCTGCGCTTTGCGTCTGCGGCGCGGCGGCCACCTGCTGGCGCTGCAGCTCCTGCAGCCCTTGGGTACTGACGCGGCCCAGGTCGCCCGCGCGCAGCGCCTGCAGGTCTTCGGTGGAGAGCTTGCTCAGGTCCATCAGCGGCCCCCCGCCCGGCGGCGCAGCTCGGCCTCGATGGCGTCGCCGCTGGGCATGCCGGCGGCCGCGTTCTCGCGCGTGGGTGCGGTGAACACCGGCGGCGGCCGGTAGCCGTTCTCGCGGCTGTAGGTGATCCGGGCGTCCTCCAGCATCGCCTGGTACTCGGCGCGCAGCTGCCGCAGCTTGGCGGCGGCAACCCCGGGCGTGTCGGTCGCGGCCGGGATGAAGGGGCGCAGCCGCGGGAACTCGGACGCGGTGACGGCAGCCCCACTGCGGTCGTGGATCTTCAGGCTGCTGATGTCGGCCACGAGGGCGCGCGCGTCCACGCCGGCGGGGTCGGCTCGCTGGATCAGTGGGTCCGGGATGTAGTTCTTGGCCCCCAGCGCGCCCGGGTTGGCTGCGATGGCGCCGATGGCCGCGTCGATCTTGCCCAACGCCGCGCGGTTCTCGCTGATGGCGGTGTTGATGTTGGCCGGCACCGGCTTGAGCTTCTCGGTCGAAGCGGCGCGCAGCGGCGCCCCCGTGGACGGGTCACGCAGCAACTGCGGCGGCTCGCCGGGCCGGTTGGTCGGCTGCACCAGGCCGGCCGATCCATCAGGCAGCATCACCGGCACCGGGCTGCCCAGGCTGATGGTGGTCTGCGGCGGCGCGTGCGTGGTGATCTTGCGGATCTGCTGCTCGTACAGGGCGCGCGCAGGGCTGCCCGGCGGCAGCGCCTGCATCTCGCCCAGCAGGCGCGCCAGGTCGCTGGGCGCTTGCTCCTTGGGCGCAGCCGGCAGCCCGAACAGCGGCTTGCCATCGGGGCTGAACACCTGCTCACCGGGCTTGAGCGTGACGGTCTGCGGCTTGGCGGGCGCCAGGGCCTGGTACTCCTGCAGCGTCAGCCCGTTGGCCAGCGCCTGCGGCAGGCTGGGCGGCTGCGCCACGCCCTGCGATGCGTCGAGCGACCCGAGGTAGCCGCGGCGCTGCTGCTCGAGCTGCTGCGCCCGGCGCTGCGCGTCGAGCTGCTGCTGCATCTGCTGCTGCTGCAGGTCCATCTGCCGCTGGCGCATCGCGCGTTCCTGCTCGGCTGCGCGGTGCTGCTGCACGCCCTGCAGCGCGCCGAGCAGCCCCTCGCCGAAGCCCGTGCGCACGGGCTTCGCGGCGCCGGCCTGCATCAGCATCAGGCCCAGCAACCCCTGGTCGGAGTTGAGTGCGTCGAGTAGCCCAGCCATGCTCACCCCCTGCGCGTGCCGAAGCTGCCCAGCAAGCCGGGCGTGAACAGTGCACCATTGATCGACGCCGACCCCACCAGCCGCTGCGGCTGGCCGCGAACGAACTGGTTCTGCCCTGTCGCGTTGGCCTGCATGCCCTGCAGCATCCCGCCGGCGTTGGCGTTGAGCACATCCAGCAGGCCGCCGACGTTGCCATACGCCGTCTGCTGCGCCTGGCTGAAAGGCTGGCGCTGGTACTGGTCGTAGAGGCCCGCACCCTCGCGCAGCAGGCCCTGCAGGTACGGCTGCGCGGGCTCCCATGGGCCCCGGCTCTGGGTCTGCGTCTTGTTGCGGCTGTCCTGCCAGCCTGCCAGCGCGCCCAGCAGCGCGGGCAGAAGCGCGTTGCTGCCGCCCTGCCCGTTCTTGCCGCCGCCATTGCCCAGCAGCCAGTTGGCGCCGGTCTTCATCAGCGCGGACCAATCGATCCCGTTGCCTCCAGGCCCCCCGCCGTCCTGCCCCCAGTAGTTGCTGGTCAGCGTGCCGGAGTCGATGCCGTTCAGCACCGCGTTCCAGTCCACGTTGTAGTCCTCCAGGGCCGCGGCTGCGTCCTGCCCGAAGTCGACAAGCGACGGGTCGTCGGTGCCATTCAGGGCCGCCGCCCAATCCGTCTCCCCACCTGTGTCCCAGTTCGTCATGCCCGTGCCTCCTGCGCTTGATTGCCCCAGCGCCTGCTGGCCGCCTGTGTTCGTCCCGCTGCTCAGCGCAGCGTTGCCCGCGCTGCTCAGTGCACCCGTGGCGGCGCCCGTCAGCGCATCGCGCCCGTCGCCCCCGCGGATCAGCGCGTTGCCCGCCCCGACAATCGCCCGGTCGGCAATCGCGTTGCCGGTGATGCCCGTGCGCCCGTAGCCTGAGAGCGCGCCCGTGGCAGCGCCCGTGAGGATGGCCTTGCCATCGCCGCCCTGCAGAGCCACAATCCCGCCACCTGTCGCCGCGCCGGCCAGGATGGGGTTCACCCCGTACCCTGCGGCTACCCCGCCAGCCCCGCCCGACACGGCCCCGATCACCCCGGAGCGCAGAGCGTCGCTCAGATCGCCGCCCTGCGCCAGCGTCATCCCAGCGTTGATCGCTGCGTTCTTTGCGGCTGCGGTACCTACCGCGCCCCAGTTGACGCCTGCCCCAGCAGCCGGCGCAGCACTTGCGCCGCTGCTCGCCGCTGCTCCGCCAGCGCCCCCACTCCCCGCCATCGCCTGCCCGCCGTAGTACATCGCCGCGGCAGTCGCCGCGAAATTGGCCAGATTGCGCAGCCCCGTCGAATTGGAGTCGAACCCCAACCAGCGCCCTTGGTCGTCCCACAACCCCGTGCGGTCGCTGTTGCCCCAGGTACTGCGGTTGGCCTCCTGCGCGAACACCCAGCGCCCCGCACCCGATGGGCCCGGCACGAAATCGATGTTGTCGTTCGCCCCGACCTGCACCATTTCGGGAATCCAGCGCGCCGTGGGGCTGAACTTGTCGCTGTTCAGGTAGCCGCCGTAGTTGCCGCCCGACGCCAGATACTCCCCGCCCTCGTTCCACGCGTACACGGGATCGTTCCAACGCTTCGTCAGCGCCGTCATTTCCGCCAGTTGTTCTGGCGTCAGGTCGCGCTCGAAGGCGAGATAGGGGTTGTGGTTGATGGCCATGGGCTATCGGTCCGTCAGGCTCACGTCAGCCGCCCCACGCGTTCCAGAGCTTCGCGCCGGTCATCGCCCCGCCAAGCGCCCCCAGGTACGGGTTGCCCTGCAGGTTCTGCGACTGCGAGCCCCCCATGCCGCCGAGCTGCGTGCCCATGTTGGCGAACTGCCCGAAGTAGTTGAGCGGCGTGTTCTGCACCTGGCCGGCGTTGCCGACGCCGTAGGTCTGGTTCCAGCCGAGCAGCCGGTCGGCCAGGCCGAGCTGGTCCTGCTGACCCTGGCGCATCCAGTTCTGGTTCGCGTTGTAGACGTTGAGGTCCAGCGCGTCGGACTGCAGCCCGTAGCTCCGGTCTTGGTTGTATTGCCCGCCGTACAGGTTCGCCAGCGCGTTGCCGTAGCCGGTCATGGTGTCGCCGATGGCGACGCCCTCGGCGATGCCCTGTCGGCTGCCACCAAGCCCGCCGGCTGCACTGGCTGCCGAGCGGATGCCTGGGAGGATGTTGCGCTGCAGGTTTTGCCCCAGGCGCTGGCCGATGGCGTCGGCCATCCACGCGGTGTATGGGTTGGCCCCAGGCGTCGTCGACTGCGCGCCGCCGCCGCCCCAGCTGAGCGGCCCTGGCGGAGGCTGACCCTGCATCGTCTGCCCGTTGAAGCTGTCCCACCCGCCGGCCATCGGCGTGTACGGGTTCGCGTTCGGGTTGGGCTGGTAGGCGCCCATGCTCGGCGTGCCCTGCTGCTGCGTGCTGGCCTGCTGCGTGCTGGCCTGCTGCGTGCTGGCCTGCTGCTGCGCGCCCTGGCTCGAGTGATAGCCCCCAGGCGGGTTAGGCGCCAGCGTCAGGCCACCCCCGCCGGCGGACCCACCCGGCAGCGCCGCCAGCCCCTGCTGCTGCACCCAGTTCGCCGCCGTGCCCGGCGCGTAGCCCATGGCACTGTCGATCTGGCCTGCGCCGACGCCGTACTGCTGCGCGAATGCGCGCAGCGCGTGCGGGTTGTCGGCGACGCCCCGGCTCTGCGCGAAGTCCCTGACCTGCTGGTCGGTGTAGGTGCCCGTGGTCGGCGCCGAGCCGCCGTAGGCGCTACCGGCGAGCCCCTGCAAGCCCTGCTCCTGTATCCAGCGGTCCGCCGTGCCGGAGCTCCAGCCCATGACCGAATCAAGCCGCCCCGGCGCTACGCCGTACTGCTTGGCGAAGTTGTATATCGCGTGCGGGTTGTCGGCGATGCCCTGCGCGGCGATGAAATCACTGATTTGCTGGTCGGTGTACATGTTGTGCCCCTCAGAGCTTGACCCAGGCGCCGCCCAGGTACTGATACAGACCCGCGCCGCCGCCCGGGTTCCAGTTCGTGCCGTTCGCGTTGGCCACCATGCCCGCGCGCGGTTTGGCTGGTGCCGCAGCCTGCGGGGTCAGCACCAGGCGCGGGATGCCGGCGTTGAGCAGTGCAGCAAGCCGCGCGAACTCGCCCGCCGCCCACTGATTCGCGGGGCTGGAGTCAGGCGGGGGCAGCGGCTCGTAGGTGCTGCGCGTGGCCATCAGAAGCCCCCCTGCACGACAACGTCCAGCTCCAGCCCGCGCAGCCGCCACACACCGCCGCCGACGCTTGCCAGGCGCAGCGCGAGGTAGCGACCGGACGCGAAGCAGTCCGCCTTGACCGACGTGCCGACCGAGAACGTCACCGCAGGCTTCCACGTCGGCGGCACGTCGGGCGACATCGAGGCGCCGGCCTGCACGCTCACCTCGGCGCCGGCCGGGCCGTCGACGCGCAGCCACACGCCGCGAAGCAGCTTGACCTTGTCCGGCTCGCCCAGGTGCATGCCGATGCGCTCGGCGCTGGCGGTGATGTCGGCCCCGAGGTCGCCACCGGATGCGTCAGCCAGCGAGATGGCCGGCGCACTGTGCGCCAGCACCAGGTGCATGTCGTTGGGCGCGATGGCCTTGCCGCCCCAGGTCGCGGTGCTGGCCGCGCCCCAGGCGCCGGTGATCGTCGCCCAGGTGTCGCCGGACTGCGGCATCGGGGTCTGGCCTGATGCGCCGGCCGTGGCGTTGGGCAGCTCGCGAAACGTCCACGCATCCTGCGCCCAGTTCCACACCGCCGCGCGCTTGGCCACGTTGTCGCCGTCCGTGGGGTAGCACACCCACGCCTCATTCGCGCTGGGGTTGGCCGCAACGAAGCACGCGCGCTCGGCGCTGGCGTTGTCGAGCTCGTCGAAGATCGCGTTGCGCACACGGCCACTGGCGATGCTGCGCGCCGGGCCGCCTTGGTGCGTCACCACGTCCCCTGAGGTCAACACCACATGCCCCACGGGCGTATCGACCGCGCAGTGCCTGGCCAGCATGCCCACGCGCCCTGGGATCTGCTGGATGCCCATCACCAGCGGCCCACCGATCTCGCGCATGGCGTGCATGCTGCTGGGCGAATAGACGATGAGCTGGTCCCCCAGCGGCAGCGCATCCACCAGCGGGCCGCCCGCGTCCACGATGTCCACCTCGCCGGCCTCGCGCGTGGCGTCGGCCGTGTCCCAGCTCGGCGGCACGCTCCCCGGGTCGGCCAGCGCAGACCACAGCACCCGGAACGGGTAGCGCGTGCCGCTCGTGGTGATGTCCAGCGCCACCAGGTAGCGCCGGAAGCCACGGATCGCCTTGCACAGCTTGGCAGCGGTCCAGTTGGTCAGGTCGGCGAAGTCGGTGGCGACGTTGCCGTTCCAGACCTGCGGCTTGTCCACGCCGTTGGTCATCACGAACAGGCCGTTCCACGCGCCGCCCACCCAGCGGTCTGCAACGGCGCCCGTGAAGGGCGTGGCGCGCGTGATCTCGGTGCGCGTGCCCGCGTTGTCGACGAAGGCCTTCGCAAGCCCGGCATGCACCCACAGCAGCCCGTCTGCGGTGCGAAACGGCGCGACGAACCGCGGCTCGATGCTCGGCGCGGCGAACAGCTGCGCCAGCCCAGGCGAGCGGGTCAGGAACCCGTCGCGCACGCTCATGTTGGACAGGCTCGACCACGCGCCCAGGGGCAATTCCTCGGGCATCACGTCGCGCACGACGCCCAAGGCCGCGTTGTCGATCTTGACTTTCACGCCGGCCCCTTCGGCTCCTGGCCGATCACGCCGCCGCCGCTTCCCGCCGCCGGCCAGCCGGAGTCCACTTCGACAGCCAGCGCCTCCTCGACGGTCTTCGCCGCGTCAATCTCGGCATGCAGGGCATCAGCCCGCGCGGCGCAGGCCTGCAGCAGGTCGCCCACCGCGGCCAGCACGTCGGCCGGTGGCTGCTTGGATGCCGCGGCCAGCAGCGACAGGCGCAGGATGGCGTCTCGGTCGGTGCTGGTCCGCTTGCCCTTCACCGCCACGCCTTGCGACTCGACCTTGGCGCGGATCGCATCCACCCGCTGATGCATCGAGGCGCGCGTGTCGTCGAGCGTCGGGGCGCGCGATGCCTCGAACGCAGCCTCTTCGGCCGGGTCCATGTCGACGAGTTTGCCGTTGAGGATTTTCTTCGCAGCCATGGTCAAGCGGTCTTTCTGGAGAACAGGCGAACGCGTCCGTAGGCGCCAAAGTTGCCCGCCGAACAGGCAAGGCGAATGCCGTTGATAGCAGCCGTTGAACTGTGCCCAGCCGCAAACGCGCCGGTAATGAAATCCTCGCCGTTCTTCACCATGTACAGCGACCCGACGATAACGCCGCTCGAGACATTTGGCCTGTTGCGAAACTCAACCGCCCCGCTTACGCGCGACCCCGTGTTCCCGCCGAACAGCTTCACTTTGTTCATGCCCGAGAACAGCGCAGCGGTGAGCGTGGTCCCGTTTGCCTTCACCGACTGGCCGTACGTGGGGTTCGACAAAAACGTCCATGTGGACCCTGCGTTAATCGACAGAAACAGCTCCATTTCGCCGGAGCCGCCACTGTTCGGCCAAACATCCTCGTAAGTGATCTGGTACTCGTCCGACGTCGAATCGAGCACCACGCCACCCGTGCCGTGGATGAAATCAATTGCGCTCGGCGAGCCCGAAATCGTCACTTCCTTTTGCAGCGTCCACACGCCAGGCGTCACGATGCCCGCCGTGTTGAGCTGCGCCGGCGTGGCCGTCACCGCGGCATTGAGGTTCGGGAAAGTCGCCTTGATCGCCGCCTTGATAAGGCGCATGTGATCGTCGCCCTCATAGACGAAGTCGCTGGCCAGCGGGTTTGCCGGGTTCAGGTCGGCGACGTAGGGGGCGGATTCGACTGCCATGGATTACCTTCCTCGGGTACGCAGCGCGGAGCCGGAAGCGGCCGCGCGCGCATCGGCCACGCGCACGTTCTCTGCCTCGGCCCGGTAGCGGCCATCCCACAGGCTGATGCGCGCGTCGTCGCCGATGTAGGGCGCGGACTCAGCCAGGGCGCCGAACAGGTACAGCCCCGGGGCCTCGCTCAGCAGCCAGTTCGAGGGCGTGACCGACAGCGCGGCCAGCCGGGCGTAGTAGACGGCCTCGATGCTGTAGACGGCATCGGGCATGGGGTACAGCGCAAGCGCCGCGCCCTCGATGGCGTAGCGGCGCGGCGCGCCGGTGTCGCTGGCGCGGTACTCGGTGGCCGCCTGGCTGCCGAGGTACTGCAGCGCCAGGTCCGGCGCCAGCAGGCGCAGCCGTGCGAACTCCAACCAGTCGGGCGGCAGCGCCACCGTGGGCACGCCGGCCGCCGTGGTGAGCGTGGCTGTGGTCTTCATGCGCTGCAGCCGCAGTTCGCGCGCCATGCGCGCTTCGGCCAGCGCGATGAAGTCAGGTATCCGCGCCGCCAGGTCGTCGCGGTGCAGCCACTCGGCCACCGACGCCTGCAGGTCGGAGTAGGTCGCCAGAGCCACGGGCTCAGTCCCCCAACGGGGTGACGTTCACGATGCCGGCGCCTGAGACCTGAATCGCGGCGATGTGCGTGTGCCCTGCCACGTTCAGGATCACCGGCGTGGACGGGTCGATGATCATGTCGCCGGCCACCGCGGTCAGCCCCGACTGCCCCAGGCGCACGTAGGCCGCGACGGTGGCGTGCACGCGGATGAAGCGCGGTCGCTCGCCGGCGGTGCCGTTGGGGATGGCAGCACTCGCGCTGGTGCTGCTGGTGGTGATGTTGGCGCCCGGTGCGCCGACGGTCAGGAATGGTGCGTTCACGGTGTCACCTCAGATGCGCCCGGGGGCGACGCGGAAGCCGGAGTTATCGGGGTCATTGAGAAAACGCTTGGCGTGCTCGGGGTTGCAGAAGAACTCGCGCAGGCTGATCCCCGCGACGTTGCAGTAGTACTCGATCACGGCGTTTGGCACGCTGGCCACGTGGCGCATGTCCTTGGCGCCATGCATGCCGCTGTTGCGCAGCTCGGCGCAGACGTCGAGAATGGGGCCGATCAACTGCCCGCGCACGATGTGCGCGCCGTCGCCGTCTTCGACGTAGCTCGTGTGCACGGTGTCGGGGCGGAGGATGCGGGTCAAGGCGTTGGCGCTCCAGGTTGCGCCCCGGCAGCCGCGAAACCGCCGGGGCTGTTCGCGGGTTACTGCAGGTCGCGCAGCGCGGCATGCGCGCGCTCTTCGCGGCACTCAAGCGTGTACTCGGTTTCGAGCATGAAGTTGCTCGCCGAGCCGATGCGCGCCAGCTCGGTCGTCTCCATGTCGCGCAGCACCGCCAGCGCCACCATGTCGGGGTCGACAAGGTAGGCCTCGCGCGTGCTCTGCATCACACGGTTGGCCACCACCTTGATCACGCCAAAGTCGCCTTCGTAGAAGTCGAAGCTGGCGGTCAGCTTCTTGTCGGCCACGCTCACGAACTTGGTGCCGCCGCCGTTGAAGGTGGCGCCCATGTTCTGCTTGATGGTCGGGTGCAGCATCAGCGTGGACACGTTGCCGCCGGCCAGGTACGCCAGGCGGATGCCTGTGCGCAGGATGGTTTCGTCGAAGTTGCGCAGCGTGCCATTGGTCGGCGCGGTGTTGCCGCCCACCGAGACCGGCGCCACACCGCTCACGCCCAGGCTGTTGTTACTCTGCAGCCAGCCCCGCAGGCCGCGCGCCTGGCGCGTGGCGCCGACGGTCAGCGTGGGGTTCTCGATCAGGGCAAGCTCCATGTCCTTGCGGAGCTCCTTGCCCTGCTTGATCGTCTGGTAGCGGATCTCGCTCTTGCGCCCGGCGGTGCGGACCTTCTCCTGCGTGTCGGAGATGGAGAAGGTCTTGCGCGAGATCTGCGTCTGGTTGCTCAGGCGCTGGGTCACGGCGACGGCCGTGTAGGTCGCGTCCGCGCCTTCAGCCACCGCGTTGTTCGCCGGGGCGGCCAGCGTGTCGCGCTGCCATTCGTGCGTCACCGCCGTGGCTTCCACCTTGTCCATCATGCTGATGAACGGGGTGTCGGTCGGCGCGACGTTGTAGATGATGTCGATCAGGTCCTCGCGGTTGCCGATGGCGGCATTGGTCAGGAATGCGTTTGCGGGCATGTCGGTGCTCCTTGAATGGGGTTCAGCGCTCCGTGCGGCGCAGGTAGTCCTGCACGTCGCGCATGGATCGGCCGGACTTCAGGAAGGCGCGCTTGGCGTCCTTGGTCCTGATGTCCCTCGTCTCGCGCGGCCCGGCTGATGCGCCCGTCTTGGGCGCCTTCAGCGGCTGGGCGTTGCGCAGCTTCTCGCGCGCCTGCGCGCGGCCGGCTTCCATGTCGGCCAGGCGCGCCAGGTCGGCGAGCATCAGGTAGGAACGATGGTCGAACGAGTTCGACAGTTCCTCGGGCGTCACGCCGTAGCGCTGTGCGACCTTGCCGATGCGGCCGCTGAAAGCGGCGAGCTTCGCGTGGTCGGCCAGCTCGGGCATGGCCTTGAGCAGTGCTTCGCGCTCGCGCGTGACGAGCTGGCCGAAGGCCTGCTGCTGCTGCTGGGCCTGCGCGGATTGCAATTCCTGCGCGGCCCTGCTGCTCTGGCCCTGCAGGGCCTGATACACCTCCAGGCGCCTGCGGTACAGCGCCTGCTGTGCAATGTAGGTGCCCGGGTCGCTCTGCGCCAGGGCAAGGTCTGGCTCTTCGCCGATGAGCTGCTGCGCCATCTGCGCCAGCATCCGCGACTGCTCGGCGATCTGCGCGTGCTGCTGCTGGATCGCCTGGCGCGCCTGCGCAACCTGCTGGCGCGCCGCGGTCGCCTCGTGCACGTAGCGCGAGACTTCCTCGGGCGTGGCCTCGACCTCGCGCCCGTGCAGGGTCAGCTTGACCTTGGACGGCAGCGGCTCGGCCTTGGCGGGCTTCTTGGCGGGCTTGTCGTCGTCGTCCTCTGCCGCGTCGTCCTGGGCCTCGTCTTCGTCCTCGTCGTCCTCGTCGTCTTCGAGGTCACCCTCGTCCTCGTCCCCTTCGTCCTCGTCGGCATCGTCGTCGGCCTTGGCGCGCTGCTTGCGCGCGGGCTTGTCGTCCTCGGCGGCGGCCGCGGCATCGTCCACGCGCCTGGCCGGCTTGCGGCCCGCGTCTTCGTCGGCGTCGCCGCCATGCGCGTCGTCATCGTCCGCGCCGGCCTTGGCCGCCTTGCGCGCAGCGGCACGCTCGCGCTCGCGGCGCTCCATCTCGCGCACGCCTTCGGCGACGGTGCTGATGCCCTCGTCGCGTGCGTCGCTGGTGTCAGCGCCGGCCGCGGGGGCTAGGGTTTCGTCCATGGGGGAGAGTCCTTTCGGTGTCAGGTCAGCTGCAGGGCATGGCGGACGCCGTCGGACGTGACGACGCCCTCGAACTCGTCGTCGTGCAGGCACACGGCCTGCGCGCCGCCGTTGTCGGCCACGGGGTGCGGCGGCGCAATGCCGCGGACCTGCGTCACCGGGTTGAGGGCACTGCCAATGGCATCAGCCAGGCGCAGCAGGGCGCCCCAGTCGCTGCCAGGGCTCGAGGTGGCGGCGCTTGCGGCGTCGGGCGCGGGCTTGCTTGCGGCGTCGGTCTTCACGCTGCTCTCCGAAATCGCTGCAGGCGCTCCTGCGCCTTCTCCAACAGCGTCTGCTGCCTCAGCCGTGCCTGCACCACCTTGCCGTTGTCCAGCGTCGCCTGCAGGTAGGCCCTGAAGTGCGCCGCCGCCAGCAGCATCCGGTGCAGTTCCTCGCGCCCTTGCGCGTCTCTCGGCTTGCTGTTGCGCCATGTCTGGGTCAACTCCTGTTCGTAGTGGTCAAGTGCCTCGGCGATGAGGGGGTGCTGCAGGATCGCGTCGGCCGAGTCGGCGCGGGCAAGGGCAAGGCGTTCGTCCGTGTTCATTGCATCGGGGGCACGTTGGGGTCGGCGCCGCTGGCGCCGATGGCGTCAGCCACCGCGGCGATGCCGCTGGCGACTGCGTTGATGCCCGGCACGCTGATGCCGGGGGTCTGGCCCGCCTGGTCGAGCTGCGTGCCGTTGATGAGGTTGAGCGCGGGCGCCGCATTGGCCGCCGCCGCTTCGGCTGCGCGCGCCTGCGCGGCCATCACGCCGGCGGCCAGCTCAAACAGCCGTTCGCGATGGCGCGCGGCAAGCTCCATCTGCTTCAGGGCCAGTTCGTGCGCCTGCTTGGCCTGCAGCTCGGCCATGGCCTGCTGCGCCTTGGCCTGTTCCACCAGCAGCGGCAGCGGGGGCGGCTGCGGCTGCGGCGGCTGCGGGTCCGGGAACAGCATCTCGGGCGCGTCCTGCCCCATCGCGCGGGCCAGCTTGCGCGCCAGCGTGATGGCCGCCGCCGGCGGCACCATGCCGGCCTGCATCAGGCCCTGCTGCACCTGCAGCAGCTGCGTGAGTTGTGCTACTTCGCGGTCGCGGTTGCCAGCACCCAGGCCCACGCGCACGCTGATGGCGTAGTGGTCCGCCCACTCGCGCGGGTCTACGTCCACCCACTGCCCGGCGATGCGCACGGCCTGCGACACGTCCTGATACTTGGACATGCAGCGCATGACCTTGCTCAGCAGCCGCTGCAGCGCCTGCGCCAGGTGGCGCGCCATCAGCTCGGCGCGCATGTCGCCGCGCTCGGTGATCTCCATCACCCCCGTCGCGGTGTCGTTCAGCGCCTCGCTGTTCAGCCCTTTGGACAGGTCGCTGAAGCCGGTGCGCCGGGCCGTCCACATCTCGCCCCACTGCATCACCTGCCAGGCTGCGGCCGACAGGTCGGGCTGCACGATGGGGAAGAGCGCGTCCCGGTTCTTGGCGCGCACCAGTCCGCCGGGGCGACTGTCCAGCACGTCGTCGATGTTGACCTCGCCCTCGACCACGCCGGTGCGGCCGTTGACGGTGAGGTAGACGTTGTCCTCGACGGCGCGCAGCAGCCGCGTGCGCAGCCGCTGGGGCTCAAGCGCTCGGTCTGCCGGGCAGTGGCCGAAGAAGACGTGCGGCATCGGCTCGGGGCACCACCACACGAAATCGTGGTCCTCGACCTGCTCGCGGTCGAAGAGCCGGTCGCCGATCAAGAGCGCGCGCTCCCAGATCGCATCGTCCTCGCTGCCCACGCGCACGAAGGCGTCCACCACGCGCAGCAGCGGGTCTTCGTCGTCATCGTCGAAGTCGTGGGTGCTGTTGATGCCGCGGCGGAAGGTGCGCTCCTGCCCGCCGTCGTCGTCGGCGCCGATGCCTTCCACGTCGTAGCCCTCGGCCTGCAGCTCGCTGCGGCGGCGGCGGTACTCCTGGGCGATGAACTGCGGCTCCTGGCCGTAGCGCGCGGCGTTGTCCAGGCGCATCTCCTCGGGCGGCACGGCGTTGATGACGCACCGCCCTTCGGGCTCCTGGCGCACGATCTCCACGTCGAAGACCGGCAGCGGCTGGCCCCCGACAAGCTCGATGCGCTGGCCCTGGGCGGTGATCTGCACCGCCTCGTCGGCCGCCAGCATCTCCACCTGCGCCTGCGTCAGCCCCTCGTAGCGCGAGCGCTCGGTGCGCACGCTGCGGCGCCAGCCCACGCGCGCGAAGCCGACCTTCTGCAGCAGCCCGTCCTTGGCCCAGTTGTAGAGGAAGGTGACGCCGTCGAGCTGGTCCCAGAAGGTCCAGCGCAGCACCTCGGTCACCAGCTTGGCGCCGGCCTCGAACTGCGGCCGCTTGGCGGTGGCCTCGATGGCGTCCTTGTTGGTGGCAAAGACGCGCAGCAGGCTCGGCAGCAGCCACTCGATGGTGTCGGCCACGTCGGTGGCCACCACGGCGCTGCGGTCCTCGATCTCCGGCGGCGCCCACTCGTCCTCGGGCTCCGCCAGGTAGGCCCGCAGGTTGCGCAGCCGGTCGTTGGCAATCTGCGAGCCCGGCGCGCCCATGGCGGTGGCGATCTTGTCCTCGACGTAGGCCTTCAGCTCGTCGTCAGACAGTGTCGAGACCGACTTGTCAGCAGCCATCGATGCGCCAGAAGCGCCGAAGCCCGCTTGAGAGGCGGGCTTCGTTCGTCGACGGCAGCGCCTACCTCTGGGAGAGGGCTTCAGCGCTGACCACGGTTGTCAGGATGGCGCGGATTGTACGCGATGCGTGATGTTGCGCAAGGCCCTCAGCGCGGCAACCTGCCGCTCGCGCAGCGTGCGTGGCGTCAGGCCCAGGCGTCGCATGCGCGCCTCGATGGGCGGGCGGCCCGGCACGTACAGCACTTCCAGCGCCACGCGCCACGGCACAGGCAGCCGGTACAGCGCCAGGCGCACCGCGTGCACCTCGGACGTAGAGCGCCCGCGCCGCCCGGCCCACGCGCCGAAGGCCTCGACCATGCGCTCGGTGCGCAGCAGTTCGGGCGGCAAAGGGGAGTTCAGCGGCGGCAGTGGCATCGTCAGCGTCGCATCCCCAGGTTCTTGTACTTGATCGGCGCCGCGCGACCGGTGCTCGGGAACCCGCCTTCGTGGAACGTCAGCAGCCATGCATCCGCCCGGTTCGGGCTCTTCACCCCGCGCTTGCGAAGCTCGTCCTTGCGCTCGATCAGGATGCGGCCGCTCGACGTGAAACCATAGGTCGGCGTCGTCAGCTCGGCGATGGTCTCGTCATCGTCGGCCAGGCGGCAATCCCGCGCCTCCAGCCACTCGCGGCCCTTCCACCACAGCTCGTCGCGCAGGCGGTTGAAGCTCAGTTCGCCGCCATCGCGCACGGACTCGCTCTCGGCCACGTTGACGCCCACCGCCGGCAAGCCCATCTCCTTGAGCCGGTCCACGACACCGGCGCCGATGCCGATCACGTCCACGTTGATGGCGCGCGGGCGCGAGCCCCCCGGCGTGCCGTCGTATTCGGCCTTCACGATCCCGGCCGTCTGCATCGTGTCCTTGCCCCACCACTCACGCACGGGCTCGAGCTGATGGTTCCCCTGTCGCTTTGCCAACGCCGTGCTGTCGTCGCCGAAGCGCGCCACGTCGACGCCCCAGATGATCGGCGCCGCCGTGTTGCAGGCCACCTCGCGCGCCTTGGCCGCCTCGCACAGATCCAAGCTGATGACGCCATCGGCAGCGTCCACGAAGTCACCCAGCACGCGCACCTTGAAGACCGGGCTGTTGCGGCCGTACTTCTGCGCCATCGACTCGATGTACTGGCGCGACACGTTCGGGCTGTCCTCGCCGCTCCAGTGCAGCGCCGCCCAGTGCGCGCGCATCTTGTGGTGGCTGTCGAAGAAGTAGCCGCTCTGGCGCGTCGGGTTCGCCGCCATCACCACGAACGCCCCCTCGGTCGAGAGCGCACCCTCGGCCACCTCGAAGACGTTGTCGGGCACCCCTGACGCCTCATCGATGAGAAACAGGATGTTCTCGGCATGGAACCCTTGCAGCGCTTCGGGGTTCTCCCTGCGGCTGGTTCGCGCCACTGCAAACGACTCGTTCGGAGCGCTGGCCAGGCGGTAGGACTCGGCCGTCCACACGAACTGCGCCGACATCCAGGGATGCCGGGCCGCCCACTCGCGATGCCACTTCGCGATTTCGGCCCACAGCACGTCGCCCAGCTGGTGCGCTGTCGGCGCCGTACAAGGCACCTTGGCGGGAAAGTAGCTGGCCAGGAACCACAGCACGCACCAGGCCTCGAACGTCGTCTTGCCCGTGCCGTGGCCGCTGCGGATGGACACGCGGCGCCGCTCGACGAGCGCACGGCTCGCGTCCCACTGCTGCCGCGTCGGGTTGGCTCCGAGTACGTGCTCCGCGAACCCGGCCGGCCCCTCTGCGCGCCAGCGCGATGCAGCCTCAGCCCACGCCTGCTGCAGGCTCTCCACCTCTTCGGCCTTCATGCCTTCAGCCTCGACAGCGCGTCTGCGACGTTGAAGGCGTGCCGGTTCTCCACGATCTCCTTGAACGCCTGCACGCTGACGTGCTTGCCGATCAGCTCCACCGTCTTCGTGCGGTCCTGCAGCTTGATCTTGCGCACCAGCAGCCGGCGCGCGTTCTCGCCGCTGCCATCGGTCTCGTGCACGGTCTCGAAACCGACCACCAGCCCGCGGCGGAACACCATCGGCCACTCGCGCATCGGCAGCAGGTTGCCATCGTCGTCGTACAGCTCGGCCAGGTCGGCGTCGGCCTCGCCGGCCAGGCGCTTGAGCACCCAGTCGGCGTCGATCTGGGTGCGCTTGGCGCGGGCGGCCTGTTTCTCGGCGATGGCGGCGGCGATGTCAGGTTTTGACAACAGCACGCTGGCGATGCGGTTCGCCGTGCGCTCGCTGTAGCCGGCGCGGATTGCCGCCTGCGTGGCGTTCAGATCGACGACGAACTCCTCAACGAAGCGCTGCTGCTTCGGGGTCAGGCTGGCCACGGCGTCACCTCCACGCGCGCGGAGCCGCCGACCAGGTCCCGGTCAAAGACGGGGACCTGGGGGCCGCGGCGCTTGGCCCTTGGCAAGGCTCCCTGCCGTCGTGGCTCCCACCCAGGGGGCCTCGCTGCCGGTCTACGCGCAATTTCCAGCGCGTTCGACTTGTCCGCAGAATTTCGCGCGTTCAGCCCGGAGGGCTCGGGGCCCCCGTTTGGCCGCCTCCCGTCTGGCGTTCCGCTACGGCTACCGCATCGTGCTACGCGGGGGGTTCCCCCTACGGGGGAAACCTCCCCCGTGTAGCAGTTCGCTTTGCCACTGCTACACGGAGCCGTGTAGCAGCCGTGTAACCGTGTAACAGCAAGATTTCGCGCGTTCAAGCGCGCCGTTTTTTGCACGTTCGTAAAAATTTGCACGTCCATCACATCACCGTCAGGCTGTCGCCTTCGATCCAGTACGGCGCATCATCGCCATCACACAGGGATTGCAGCGCCCGCTGCGCACGCGTTTTGCGCTGGTCCCTCTTCCCCCTTCCGGCTCCGGCAAGCGCCGCGCAGCCTCGGCCAGCACCGCGTCGACCTCGATGCCCGTGGTCTGTGCCTGGGCGAACTCCTGGATCACCTGGTTGACCACCGCCTCGACCTTCCCCAGCGGCTTGAGCGGCGCCGTGCTGCCGGTGGCAGGCATCTCGGCCTCCACGACGATGCAGCTCGTGATGTCGTCGCCCTCGTCATCGACGTCGACCACCACCGTCTCCAGGCCGAAGGCGAAGCGCCCGGTGTCGGCGCCGTCCTTCATCTTCGTCACCTGCAGCACCCGCACGGTGCCCAGGCGCACCACCTCCAGCTCCGCATCGGCCGCGGCCTTCAGGCCTGACCAGCCACGCGCGCCCTTGCTGGCGTCCTTGCCCGCGTGGTGCACCAGGATCACCAGGGCGCCCGTGGCGCGTGCGATGGCGCGTGCATGGGCCAGCGCCCTGCCCATGTCCTCGCCTGCGTTCTCGTTGGCCCCAGGCGTCACCTGGGCCAGCGTGTCCAGGTACACCACGGCCGGCCTGCCGAAGGCCTTGATCTCGGCGATCAGCTCCTTCACGTCGGCCTTCTCCAGCAGGTTCGGCGCCGCGGGGACCACCCCCAGCGGCACGCCCTCCAGATCGACCTGGTGCTGGTGTGCGTAGGCCTTGAGCCGGGAGCGCACGCCGGCGGCGCCTTCGGCCGCCACGTACACCACCGCCCCCTGGGCGACGCGGCAGCCGCGCCAGGCCTGACCGCGCGCGATGGCCAGCGCCAGGTCCAGCGCCACGAACGATTTGCCCGCGCCGCTCTCGCCGTAGATCACCACGAGGTCGCCCTTCGGGATCAGGCCCTTGACCACCCAGCCTGGCGGCCTACCTCGACTGAAGGTGGCCGCTGGGATGACCTGGAACCGAGGCCCCCCGGCCGCGGGCGCTGGCTCCGCCAGCACGCGGGTCTCGACGTGGGCCCCGGCGGCGTTGGCCATCTTGACCAGCGTGCGCGCCGTCACCAGCGCCCCGCCCCTGTGGCCGAAGCTGTCCCAGCGCTGGCGGCAGTCCTGCTCGCCTGCGTACTTGCTGCCGCGGCTGCTCCACTCGTGCCAGGCCTCGAAGCCCTCTTCGCTGCCTTCGGTCTCGTGGTGCACGCCCATCCCGGCCTGCAGCCAGCGTTCGCGCGGCATGTCCGGGTCCAGCACGTCCAGGCACTCCGCCAGCTGCGCTGGCGTCAGGCCCAGCGCCGGGCTGTACGCCATCAAGGGGTCATCGTCAGCCACCTGGGCGCGCCGCTGGCCCATGCGGGCCGCGTACAGCGTGCGCATCGCGTCGGAGAGCGGCGCCACCTCAGGGCCTACCAGCTCGAGCCCGGCCACGTGGGGCAGCTCGTTGCCGGTGTAGGTGACGAACCCGGCGCCGCAGAACACCTCCAGGCCGAAAGGGGCGCCGTGGTCCTTGGCGTCCGGCAGGCTGCCGGCGAAGAACGCGCGCACCCCGGCGCCGCTGGGCGAGTACTCGGCGTAGGTGTCTGCCACCGCCACCGCCACCCGGGGGGCCAGGCCCTGGGCGGTGACGCAGTTGTCGAAGTCGATCGCGACGACGCCCAGGTCGGCGAACATCGCCAGGCCCACGCCGTCGAAACCCCGGCGCGCGGCAGCCGCGCGGGCCGCGTCGAAGGTCACCATCTGCGCCCGGTCCTCGGGCCTGCCCTGCACGCCATGGCGCCGCCCGCCGCCTGCGTAGTACGGCACCTTGCGCGGCTTGCCGCCGCCCTCTGCCGCCTCGTAGCGCCAGATCAGCCAGGCCTGCAGATGGCGCAGCGCCTCAGGGCAGCCGATGTGCGCGAAGGGCGCGATGTCGGTCACCGCACTCATGCGCCGCGCACCGTGCCGCCACGTTCCGGCCCTGTCGGATTGATCTGCAGCACGCGCGCCAGCACAGTGGCCTCATGCGCCCGAGACTCTGCCCAGTCCGTCAACACGCGCAGGATGATTTGGTTACGCGTGAGTCGCTGGGCGATGCTCACGCCGTCGAAGACCGCGACCACGAAGTTCGGCGCCTCCAGGCGCAGCTCGGTGGTGTCGTCGTGGCTGCTGCCCATGGGTCAGGCCGGGGTCTCGCCGGCGGACGGGACCACGTCGATCGCCGGCCGCCCGTCCGGGTGCGGCCAGGTGGGGTCGGGCACACGCACCCAGCGCACGTCAGGGCGCAGCTCGTCCACGGTGACCTGGCCCCCGGTGGCGCGCTCGATGGCGGGGCAGCGGTCGGGGGGGACTCTGCGCAAGCCGGTCAGCCACTGGTGCGCGGCGGGGACGCTCACCCCGCAAGCCTCTGCTGTGCGCGTCGGCCCGCCGAGCCTGGCCGACGCGATAGAGATTGCGGTTTGCATGGGCGAGACTGTAGCAGCGCTACATCGCGACATCAAGCCCCGCTTGATAAGCAGCGCTTTACGCTCTCGTCCCATGACCGACGGTGATCGAATCAAGGCCTTGATGAGCGGCCGCAACCAAGCGGCGTTCGCACGTGAGCACCAAGTTCCGGGCGGTGCGTCGATGGTCACGCAACACATCACCGGCCACCGGCCGGTGTCAGTAGATGCCGCCATGGCGTACGCCAAAGGGTTTGGGGTAAGCCTCGCGGATGTGAGCCCAACAGCGGCGGCTCGCGTCGCAGAAGCGGCGGCTCTGCTAGCTCCCACCCCCACCCCCACCCCCGCGCCCGCAGCCGCCCCCGACCTGGCCGCGGCGCTGCCGGTAGTACTCAGCGCCCTGGCAGGCCTGCCGCCGGCCCGTGCTGCCAGCGTGCGCGCCCAGCTCGAGCTGCTGATGCGCCACCCGGAGATGCGCGACGACGTGCTGGGCGAGCTGCAGGCCCTGCTGCAGACGCAACCCGGCAAACACCAGGCGGCGGCGTGAGAGTGGCCCGCGTCTACTCTTTCCTCAAGCGGCCACTTCGACAACTGTCAAAGGCTGCAGGGTGTGGCCCCGCGAGTGCGGGG